AGATTCAGGAACGTCCGAAGAAGTCCAGTCCCTACAAGAAGCCCCGCAAAACGCGGGGCTTTTTCGTTCAGTAGTGTCCCGGCTTGTCCGATGACATCCGGCCGAATTGTGAGTAAGGTATGGAGTAAGCGCGGCCGCTGATAGGCGCGTACTCACTCCGACGGTACTCACACCATGCTGACCGACACGAAACTGCGCGCGTTGAAACCCCGCGCGATCGTCTACCGCGTCGCCGACGCGAACGGGCTTGCGATCGAAGTCCGACCGAGCGGCGCGCGCCTGTGGCGCTATCGCTTTCGGCTGCACGGCAAGGCCAGCATGGCCGCCCTCGGGGAATACCCTGCCGTCTCGCTCGTCGAGGCACGTAGGCGACGCGATGAAGCGCGCGCGCAGTTGCAGGCGGGCGTGTCGCCGGTCACGGCTGCGCGCGTTCAGCGGGCGGCCAAGGCCGAGCGCGCGGGCAACACGTTCGCGGCCGTCGCTGCCGAACTGCTCACGCAGCGCGCGAAGTCGATCGGGTCGGGCTCGGTGAAACGCGAGCGCCGCCTGATCGAGAAAGACCTCGGCGCGATCGGAGCGACGCCCGTCGCCGACGTGACGGCCAAGGCGTTGCTGGACGCGCTACGCAGGATCGAAAAGCGCGGCGCGGTGGAGACGGCGCACCGCGCCCGCTCGCTGGCCGGGCGGGTGTTTCGCTACGCGATCGCGACCGGCAGGGCCGAGCGCAACCCGGCGGCCGATCTGGCCGGAGCGCTGTCGTCGCCGACCGTCGAGCACTTCGCAAGCTTGACCGATCCGGCGGACGTGGCGCCGCTGCTGCGCGCCCTCCATGGGTATCAGGGAACGCCGGCGGTCGCGGCGGCAATGAAGCTGGCGCCCCTGCTGTTCGTGCGGCCGGGCGAGTTGCGCACGATGCGCTGGGCCGACGTGGACCTGGACGGCGCCGAATGGCGCTTCATCGCGAGCAAGACCGGCACGCCGCATATCGTGCCGCTGTCGTCGCAGGCGATCGTGATCCTGCGCGACCTTCGCGCCCTGACCGGCCGGGGCGACTACGTGTTCCCGGGCGCTCGTTCGGTGCGCCGGCCGCTGTCGGAGAACGCGATCAATGCAGCGTTGCGCACGCTCGGCTACGACGGCACCACCATGACCGGCCACGGCTTCCGCGCGATGGCGCGCACGATCCTCGATGAAGTGCTCGGCTTCCGCCCCGACTACATCGAACACCAGCTGGCGCACGCCGTTCGCGATCCGCTCGGCCGTGCGTACAACCGCACCGCGCACCTGGCCGAACGCCGCAAGATGATGCAGGCGTGGGCTGACTATCTCGACGGCCTGCGCGCCGGCGACAAGAAGGTCGTGCCGATGAGGAGAAAGCGCGCATGAACGCGGACTCGAAGATCGTCCCGCTGCGCCGCTCGCGGAGCGCACAAGCGCGAGAGGAAAGCCCGTCGGAGACGCTGACACTCCCTCGGGTCAATTCTTCCGCTCCACGCGAAGTCGTCGGCGCGCTGACGCTCCCGCGTGCGCTGTTCGACGAATTGCAGCTATCGCCGAAGCGGCTCGTCGTGTACCGCGCGACGCCGCAGGATGCTGTGCCCGAACGCATCGCCGCTCGCGATCTCGTCGTCGTCGACCGCAAGGTGCGAGCGATCGAGCGCGAAGGCGTCTATCTCGTCGAGATCGACGGCGCGCTTCGGCTTCGCGTCTGCCACCGCGACGCCGAGGGCGCTGTCGTCGTGTCCGACGCTTCGCAAACGATCCCGTATCCGCAGCTCGCGCGCATCCGCGTGCTGGGCCGCGCGGTCTATCGCATGGGCGAGCTGCTATGACGGCGAAGAAAGCGGCGCCGGCGCGAGCGAAACGCAAGGTCAAGGTCCCGGAGGATTTCGCGAACGAGCTGCGCGAGATCGCGATGATGCTCCGCGAGGGCATTCATCCGGACGCGATGCGCTCGCCAGGAGTCAGCGACGCCCCTTGCGGCGCATGGCTCGCCGGCTTGCTCGAACGCCTCGCCGATGGCGCGAGCGCCGCGGTCGCGATGGGATTGCGCGGCCGGCCGCCGCTGCCGTCGAGCGAGTTGCTGCGTATACATGACGCCTACCTGAAGAAACGCATTGCGGGCAAATCGCACGACAAGGCGCGCGAAGCTGTCGCGAAGAAGCTCTTTCGCGACGTGCGAAACGTCGAGAAAGCGATCAGCGAAGCTCGGAAGCGCGGCATCGCGAAGAAAGTCACGCCGGCGACGCTCCGGGCGCTGCGAGAACTAGGCGGCAATAAATAGAGCGCTTTTTCGCCGCTCTTTCCTCGCCCGCGCAAAGGACATTCTACGTACGCCGATAGTTGAAAAGGCGTCCGATATGCAAATACAAACCGAAGGGCAGCGCTTCATTCGGCTGCCCGAAGTCCGAAACCTTACCGGGCTCGGCCGATCGCAAATCTACGCGATGGCGCTGGCCGGAAAGTTCCCCTCGCCAATCAAGCTCAGCGAACGCTGCAGCGCGTGGGTTGAGGGCGACGTGCGACGCTGGATCGCCGAGCGCATCGCCGCTGCGCGTGCCGCTGCGTGAGCGACACCTACACGAAGCTGTTTTCGTCGATCACAGCCTCGACGATCGTGAGCGAGCCGCTCGCTACGCGATGGGTATGGGTGACCATGCTCGCCGCGGTGAAGCGTGACGGCTGTGTGTACGCGAGCGTGCCCGGCCTGGCGCGACTGGCGAACGTCTCCATCGCGGAAGTCGAGGCGGCGCTTTCGTGTTTTCTGGCGCCCGATCCGCACAGCCGGACGAAAGACCACGAGGGCCGGCGAATCGAAGAGATCGATGGCGGCTGGCGCTTGCTCAATCATGCGAAGTACGACGCCATCCGGAACCAGTCCGAGCGCGCGGAGTACAAGCGAAACTGGGACCGTGAGAACCGCGCCAGCGGTTGGCAGCGGGCGAAGCGGAGCGCGGACAGTCCGACATCAGTCCGACAAAAGTCCGACGGTCCGACCCCATCAACATCATCATCAACATCAAGAGAACAAACGTTCCCTATCGGGAACGTTTCCTCGGCGTCGAGCGCCGAGGACGCCGCCGAGCCGGAGCCGCTTGCTCTCGACGGCGGCGAATCGCCGGAGCCGGCCTTCACGCTCACGGTGCGAGGCGGTAAGGCGTTCGAGATCAGCGCGCTCGACCTCGAACGCTTCGAGCGCGCCTATCCCGAAGTGAACGTGCGCCGCTCGCTCGGGCGGATCGACGCATGGCTACACGCGAACCCGACGAAGCGTCCGACCGGGCGCGGAGCGCCGCGCTTCGTCAACGCCTGGCTCGCGAAGGATGCCGATGACGCGGCGCGCGACGGTGCGCGCGGATTCCAGTCGGCGCGCGTCGTCGACGGCGGCGTCCAGTCGCTGGCCGACCGCGCGGCCGCGCGGCTGCGCGTCATCGAAGGGCGCGCGAAGTGACCCTCGTTCGCGACTACGAAGCGCGCGCGGCGTGGGTTCGCCTCACGCGCGATCCGCTGCCCGTGTTCGTCACGAAGACGGACTCGGGCTTCATCGTGAGCCCGTGCCGAACCTCGATGCGCGGCGTCTCCGTGCTCGCCGGATATTTCTCGATCGATATCTCGTTCGAGGACTTTCGCGACGAGATCGAAGCGGCAGCGAGCACGCCCATTTTTGCAAAACGGCCGGCCCAATCCCTGCGGCCGGCGCACTCCAACGAAGGACCCCGATGAAACTCGAAGACCTCAAAAGCCAGCTACAGATCGCGCAAACGGAATACGCGCAGCGGGCCAAGGACTACAACGCCGCGCGCAAAGATTTCGACGCCGAAGCCGCGAAGCTGCGCGCGATGCAGGAAAGGCGCGCCTCGCTCGCCGATCTCGTGAAGCGCGCGAACGACGAATCCGAGACGCAGCGCGCTCGCGTTCGCGACGAAACGGCGGCCTATCTCAGCGGCACCGGCGGGGCGAACGATCTCGGAGCGGCGAGCCGCGCGCAGCAGGCGGCGCAAACGCAGGCGGCCGACCTCGCGCTTGCACTCAACGCGGCGGATGCACCGATCGAGGCGCAGCGCCGCCGCGTGGCGGATGCGGGCAATCGCCTGCTCGACGCGCACGCCTTGGCCCTCGCGTCGTTCGCGGGTTGCGAAGGGATAACCGCGGCGATGGCGACGTTTCCGGCGCTCATGCGCGCGCAGCGTATTGCCACACAGTGCGACTCCGGCGCACCCGGCGCGCGGCTCGTGAAGCATCTCAACCTCCCGCGAGACCCGAGTTCCGAAGGGTACGCCGCCGACACGCGCGACGACGCGCTGCGCGACGGCCGCCCGAGTCGCAACGCGATCGAAAACGAAATCAGCCGCCTCACGGCGACGGAGGAATCCGAATGAATCGTCTGCACCTAATCCCGAAGGGCTCGGCACGCGCCCATCTTCCGATGGAGCACGCCGGCCTCCTGGTCGAATGGGACGAGCTCGCGGGCGCGTTCTCCGGTCGCGACGCCGATCGCGCGCGCGAACTCGTCGATGCCGCGGTGCGCGCGGGCATCGTCGCACCGGATGCGATGCGCTCGCGCGCGGCTCTTGCGGCGGTGTTCGCGCCGAGCTTCGACTTGCCGCCGATTCTCGAAGCGGTGCGCCCGAGCGAAGCCCTCGACGCCGAAGCCGAGCACGCCGCGGTGATGCGCGGCAACAGTTTCGGCCGGCCCGTGGAGCCGTTCCGCGCGAGCCCGCCGGCGCAATCCAGCGTGACGGTTTCGCAAGAGGATCGCCCGCCCGAGGAAAGCCGCCCGCCGGCGACTCGCACGCTCGGGAAGATTCACGGCAACCGATACCGCAGCGCCAAGCCGGAGGAAGCGTCGGCGGCGCGCTGACGACGGGCGACTGCATTCGCCATTGGCTCGATCAGGTCGGGGGCTTCTATCTGCTCTCGGTCAACGGTGGCGCCTGGCATGGGCCGTATTCGCTCCCCGCCGCGGTGAGCCTTTTCCCGATCGTCGCGCCGTCCGGCGTCGGCGCGCGCATCGCGTGCAACTTTGGACAGGCGTCTTTCGCGTTCGATGTTCCCGAGGCGGTCGCTCCCGGCATCTACACGCGCCCGGCGCCGGTCGCTACGACATTCTATTTCAGCTCGGATAAGCTCAATCCGGATGCCGATGACGCCGCGCGACCGTCCACTCCCTACGACGCGCGAATCTCCGGAAACGTCGACGTAGAAGTCGAGCGTGAGGGCTCATGTTGGGCGTGGGGCGGGCAAAGCGTCTCGAAACGCGGCCAACTCGCGCTCGTCAACGCCGACGGCGGGCTCGATGACTGGCTGACCTACGTCGTCCGCGATGGCACCGTCGTCCTGTATTCCGGATACGAGGGCCAGCGCCGCGACGAGTTCACGCTTTGGGCGATCTCGAAGATAGACTCGATCGAGACGACGAAAGAACTCCGGCTCCTGTTCAATCTCGCCGACCCGATCGCGACGGCGGACCAGGCGCTGCAAAAAAGCCTCTACCCGCCTTCTCAGGCGAACGCGCAGCTCGCCGGCCAGCCGCTGCCGGTCGTGTTCGGCTCGCCGCTGTACTGCGAAGGCGCGCTGCTCAGCACGAACATTACGGCGCGCAACTGGCAGCTCCACGACACGACGAGCATCGGCCGCGCGCTGACCGACATCACAGCCGTCTACGATCGCGGGAGTCTGTTCAAAGGTCCGAACGACTCCTACACGGCGCACACCGTCATGACGGCAGCGGGCGGCGGATCGTTCGCGACGTGGGCCGGATCGCCGGCCGTCCCGTCCGGCTGGACGGCGATCACGAATTTCGGCGCGAGCACCGATCGCTTTGTGAACTCGCTCGGCGCGTGCCGTTGCCAGTCGAGCGGGCAGCTCTTGACGGCGATGTTCTACAACGCCGTGCATTGCCAGCCCGGCTATCGCTATCAGCTCACGTTCAACGTGACCGCAGTCACGACCGCAGGGACGCTCACGTTCCGCACGACGAACGCCGACGGATCGTTGAACGATCTCAACGTCGCGGTTTCGACGACGGGCGCGAAGACGTTCACGCTCGACGTGAAGGCCGATTCCGTCCTGCAAATCGTCATCGGCGGCGAGACGCGCGGCATGCTCGACGTCACGATCGACAACCTCGCCGTCGCGAGCGTGCAGGTCATCGACTGGACGCTGTATCCGTCCGGGCTCTCCTACTACGGGTTCCACTTGGCGAACACGCCGGCGGGCCGCGTCGTCGCGAATCCCGTGAATCCGTTCAACACGTTCGAGGCGATCGCGCGCGAGGTGCTCGAAACGCGCGTCCCGATCCCTGACCTCGTGGCCGACACGACGATCGACGGCGTGGACTTCGACACCGCGGCCGCGATCGACGACGAGACGGGCTACACGTTCGCCGCCTACGTCACGGAGCCTGTGACCGCGCTGGCGTTCCTCGGCGATCTCTGCGACAGCGTTTGCGGGTGGGTCACGACGAATCGCGTCGGGCAGATCGTCTTCGGCCGCGTCACGGAGCCGTCGGATACGCCGGTGATGACGCTCGACTCGACGAACCTCGCCGGTCCGCCCGTCGTCATGACCGACCGCGCCGAAGGCTTGACGCTCCGCATCGCCGGCCGACGCAACAACTCGCCGCACGAGATCGGCGACCTCGTGCTCGGGCTCTCGCCGTCGCTTGTCGCGGAACTTACGTCGGAATGGACGTGCGTCCGCTCGGGGACTCCGGCCGATTCCGGAACGGTGTCGGACGCGTACTTGCACGCGATCGGTGCGCCGGCGAAGCCGACGATGCTCCAGTCGCCGGCGAACATCGACGCCGAAGCGAACAGCGTCGCCACGAAGTGGCATTTGCAGCGCCAGCGCGTCGAGGCGACGGCGCTTCTCTCTGCCGATGACGCCGACCAGCTCGAACCGGGGCAGACGGTGCGGCTCGTGTGGAACCGCTACGGCTTGCAGAGCGGAAAGAACTTTCTCGTCGTCGGCGTGCGCTCGCGCTTTTGGTCGCGGCGCGTCGATTTGAAACTGTGGGGGTAGGGTGACCGCAATGACTCGAAAACTCCGCGCCCGCCCGCTCACGCCGAAGCAGCAGCGCTTCGTCGACGAGTATCTCGTCGACCTCAACGCGACACAGGCGGCGATTCGCGCCGGCTACAGCCGCAAGACGGCGCACAGTTGCGGGCCTCGAATGCTGGAGAATGCTGACGTTGCACGAGCCGTTGCCGAGGCCCAGGCGGCGCGCGCCGAGCGCGTCGGCATCACGGCCGACGAAGTTGTCGCGCGGATCGAAGAGACGGTGCGGCGATGCTCGCAGACGGAGCCCGTGCGCGACGCGCGCGGGAAGGTGATCCCCGGCCTGTACACGTTCGACGCGAGGAGCGTCCTGCGCGGCTGCGAGCTGCTCGGGAAGCATCTGGGAATCTTCAGGGATCGCCCGGAGCCCATGCGGCAGATCACCATTACGCGCGAGATCGTCCACGTTACGCGACCCGAGGGCGTGCTGAGCCCGGACGATCTCGCGGACTACTGAGCGGGTCGGGCGGCGGGGTTGCGGGCGGCTCCGTCTCGGGTATCCTCGGCGCACGTTGCAGCGGTGGCGCGCGCGCCCATACCGCGAACAGCGTGGGGGCCCGGCGCGCAGGGCCTGCTCTCTCACCCGCTCACGCCATGAAACAAACGCTCTCCCTCGCGCCGCTTCGCAACGCGCCGCCGCTCGTCTTCGAATACGACGACGGGACGGGCGCGATCTCGGGACGCGACGCCGCGCTTGCCGGCGACTTCATCGCATCCGCCGAGCGCGCTCGATACGTCGCGATCGAGCCGCATCCGCAGAGCTACCGGCTCGGCGACGCGCCGCACTCGCTCGCCGATCTCGCGGCGATCTTCGGGCGCTTCTACGTACTGCCGGACTGGCTCGAAGCCGCGAGGCCGATCGGCGATCCCGGGTTCGATCACGACGTGGACGGGCTCACCTACTGAGCCGACCGCGCGAGGGGTCACGCCGCGAAAAGTGAGTAAGATTGCGAGTAACCGCGCGCTCTGGAATCAGGATTCTCACGCAGAAACAGCTATTTGCGAATGGTTTGCGGTAGCTGGTGGGCCACCAATCGGATATCCAACAGCAGTTGCCGTCGGATCGATCCGGC